GGTGCTAGAAAAGGTAAGAAAGCTTCAGGCTGTCCTGTTTGTGGATTTTTTGTTAATGGCATTACAGATGCTAACCCTTGCATTTCTACAGGATTAACATGAAGTAACATATTATCGCCATAACGACCTTGTGCTGCTACATTTCTAGTTTGTTGTTTTATATCCATCTATCTTTCCTCGGTTGTTTCACAACCAAATATATTAAAACTCATATCTACTGCACTGGTATAAACCTTTAATACATCTGTTTGATTTAAAGTTATACCTATTACAATGGTTAATGAATCGTTTGCTGCTACAGATTTATCATAATAAAGATATTGTTTATCATCTGCAGTTGCTCCACCAACATGAACACTTAATCTAAATGTTATTGCAGAGCCTGTTCTATTTGCAGCTACTATTGAACTTACTGTTGTTTGAGTCTTATCTGGTACAGTATAAAGTACTGTAGTAGTAGTAGCTGCTGGGTCAACTTGTCCTAATACTTTTAAACTATCAGCCACCTGTAACTCCCATTAATAAAAATTGATGTCTTCTCATAGCTTTGCTACTTACACTATCTTGTTTTCTTTTTGAATTTCCTATATCTGAATTTATATCTTGAAAAGTTTGCTCTATTGTTCTTCTAGCAATAGATTCATTTAACTCATCATATTCAGGTCTAGCTAAAGGTAATGGCATTGAACTTTTATCTGCCATTATCTTTTACCATCTTGTCTTAATTCCAATCTTATATCTCCTAATCTCCAACCAAAATCACCAGAAGAATTGCTAACTCTTATAGCACTTTGTCTGCTTCTACCTCTAATATTTGCAAATGTAGAACTAGGTGTTACAGAGGTTGTAGATAATGTAGATAAATCTTGTAAAGGATAATCCCTACCTTTAATTATAAAGTCAACTGTATTACCTGTATCAGATGATTTTCTAAATTCTAAATCTGGTATTAGTTTAGACATAAACATAAACTTTTCTCCTGCTGGGTCTAAATCAAAATCAGATGACTCTATATAAGCTGTAAATCCACTTCCATCTGCTAAACATCCAAACTCTTGGTCGTATAAATAATTTGTATCACTTGAATCGTTTTTACTAGCAGCTACAGGATAATCTAAACTATAAGCTGGATTCCAAGCTGTTCTTACAAATCCATCATTTGTTGTTCCAATGCTCCAACTATTTTCTAAATAGTTATAAGTAACATATCTGTTTATTTCTTCAGAATCAGAACTTGGATAAAACCAAATTATTTCATTAAACTTTGGATTAGCAGCAGCAAAAACTTTAAATGCTTGTCCTTTATTAAAATCACTAAATATATAATCTAATACAGTGCATGGTAATTTTTGTACTGAACCTGCGTATTGATAAAAAGCTCCATCGTCCATAAAGTAAACTACTCCACCTGCAGTAGCTGCACCATTTGGAGATATTAAAGACATACCTGTTGCTATTTCATTAAAGCTAAATATAAAAGGTTGTCCTACAAAACGCATTGAAACTAAACCAACATCTGTCCATATAAGTATTTCTTGTCTAGTTTGCAAAGCACCTATTATTAAACTACCTGTAGATAATCTTACACCACCAGCAGAATTTGTTGCTGTAGGTGTCCAATCAACTGCATTTTCAGAATCTGACCATCTAACTAATAATGGGTCAATAGTAGATGAGCCTATAGTATTACAACCTAATGCTATAACATGGCGGTCAATATCAGACATTAATAACTGTGATAAAGCAACAGGACAATCACTTGCCCCACTTCTTGAACTTGCTAATACTGCCCTTGTTGATAAGCCACTAGATTCATCCCAGTAATATAAAGGACCACCTCTAGGTGCTGCTATAACATCATCTCCAAAATTATCTATAGTCCATAATCTTAATTGATTAGTTAAAGATAAAGATTTTGTTGAGCCAAATCCACCTGAACCCCAAGCACTTACACCCCAACCTGTTGATGATACATATACATCTAGTCCAACATTTATTTGATAAGTTCCTACAACTGAAGAACCACCATTACCACTATCACTACTATTAGCTGTTACTTCTTCTCCGTCTGTATCTTTTGCTGTAAAAGTAAATGTATTATCACTTGGCACTGAAGCTATTTCATATTCTTGATTAAGTACATTAGCAGTTATCAAACCACCTAAAGTAGCAGCACCACTAAATGTAACAAAATCTCCTTTTACTGCACCATGCGAAGTATCAGTTGCTGTAATAGTTGAGCTTCCATTTGTTGCTGCAAATGTTACATCTCCTGCTGATGTAGTACTTCTTATAGGAGTTATATCGTTATATACATTTCCTTGTAATCCATAAAGTTTTTTATGTGTACCTAATATCTTATATTGACTTTGTTCTATGTCTTTATATATATGAATTTTTCTACAAGTTCCTTGAAAAGTATTAACAGAATGTTTTTGCCAACCACCTATTTTTTCTGGTCTGCCTTTTCTAAATCTAATTTTATCTGAATCAAACCAGCCATTCTCATTAGAAAAATTAGTTCCTTCTTTATTTATTCCCGGTTTAAATACAAACTTTGCAAATGCCATAACTAAACCTCATGCCATTCCTTGCCTTCAAATAATAAGGCTTCTGCTTCTCTTCTTCTTACCAAGCCCTGTAAAACTTTTCCACCAGCTTTATTCCATCTTTTTATTTGTGCTGGTATATCATTCCAATCTGGGTGAGAACTATTTAATACTTTTAATAAAGTTGAATTTTTTAAATTAGTTGGTCCAAGATTAAAAGTCCAAGATACTAAAGCATCAAATTCATTTTGTTTTAAAGGAGCTTCTACTAAATCATTTACAGCTTGTTCAAACTTTTCTATATCTTCAAGCAGTAACATATCAGCTCTTTCTTGTGATATTTCCATATCCATAGTTACACCATGAGTTGAGCCATACCCGATTGTAGGCACTCCTGCAGCACAGCGATATGCTTTAAGTTCACATCCTTCAAACTTTTTAATTAAAGATATACCTTCTTTTGATATTTCCATATTACTCTCCTTTATCGTTGGAGTGAGATGCTCCAAAATAGAACGAAATAATCGCACTTGCTAATCCTCCAAGATAACCAAGCACCAAATTAATTAATGCTTCGCTGTTTTGTTCTGGTGGTTGAAGTGTTACTAAAAATATATAACCAAGAAATCCACCTATAGTTACTAAACCAATAATTCTAGCAGTCCAATCTTTACTAAACATACCTCTAGCATTTTGTTTATCTTGCGTTTCTAATTTGAAAACATCAACTTCAAGCTCTTTCATTTGAACTTCAAACTCTTGCTCTGCTTTTTTTAACTCTAGCATTTGCTCTGGTGTTGCATTTTGCATAGCTTGTTGTATGGATTTTTGATTATTAGATACACCTAGCACTTCTGCTATTTTACCCATAGCCATATTACCCATTGGTCCACCTAATGCTGTACCTATTGTTGGTGCTACTGCTCCAACTAAATTTTTTAATATACCTTTCATAAAATCCCTGCACTTGCTACTGCTATTATTAATGCACCTATAAAACCAAATACACCAAAAGTAGCCATGCGTATAGTAGTATTTATAGAAGTTATTTCTTGTTTTATATCAGCAAATTCATTAAAAGCAGTCTTCCATCTTTCTGCATTTTCTTTTTTTGATACAGCTAAATCTTCTGCTACATCTCTTACAGTCAACATTCTTTCCATAAAATTTCCTTTTTAATATACAGTATATATGTTTATTGGTTTTTCTTTACCTTTAACATAAATACTTTTTAATTCCTTTAATGATATATCAGAACTAAAATTTTCTACATGAATAGTATTATATCCAATAACAATATCTTCACCTACTTCCTTTGTAGAACTTTCTAGTCTAGCTGCTAAATTAACTGCATCACCTATAGCAGTATAATCAAACCTACTTTCACTTCCCATATTGCCTATAACAGCATCACCAGTATTAACTCCTATACCTATATCAATACCAAGATTAGCCTGTTGCATTTGTTCTTTTATTTCTATGGCACATAATACAGCTAAAGTTTCGTGATTTGATAAATCAATCGGTGCATTAAATATAGCCATCATGGCATCACCAATATATTTATCTACCATACCACCATACTTTTTAACTGCATTTGCTTGTATAGTTAAAGCCTTATTCATAATTTCTGTTACTTCTTCTGGCTCTAATCGTTCTGATAAATTTGTAAAACCTCTAACATCTGTAAAAAGAAAAGTACAATACTTTCTTTCTCCACCTAATTTTAAAAGTTCAGGATTATCTTGTAATTGTTTTACTTGTCTTGGGTCAAGATAATGTTCAAACTGTTTTTTAATTTGTTGTCTTAATTTATATTGTTCTCTAAATCTTAAATAAAATGCTATAGAACCTGTAATAAATTGAGATATTAAAGTCCAAGTAACATCAACTAATAAACCTTTTTGTATTAAATAATATCCAGTAAATCCTGTTATAAACATAACTAGAAATCCTAATGTTATTCCCCAAGTAATACCTAAATAAATTAATATAAACCATATTAAAATAACTGTAATTATAAGTATTAACAGCTCAATACTTATTGCCCAATCAGGTATATAAGGACTATCTTGTATTAATATTGATTCAGCAAGTGCAGTTTGAATCTTATGTGGTTCTAATAAACCAACAGGTGTAGCTATTTGTGGCATTACACCATTAGCAGTTACACCTACAAAAACAAACTTACCTGCAACATCCATTTCTTGTAATGTAGTTTCTGGAGTATCAACCCAAGAAATCCACTTACGCCCAAGACTATCTGTTTTAACTGGTGGTATTCCTCTTATTGATATTTCTGATATACCATTATCATTAGTTTTTATAATGTAAGTTTTAACATTAAATAAAGCTTTATATATCTGTGTTCCAAAACTAGGTATCCATTCATTATCAGGAGTTTTAACTAAAAGAGGTATTCTTCTTACAAGTTGGTCAACATCAGTGGGAGCAATAGCTAAACCTTGTAACGTTTTATTTGACAAGAGAGGATAGTTTGCCTTCACTCCCAAACTTATTATACCACCATTATCTTCGCCAAGCACAACAGTTCCAGATGTAGCAGGATAAATACCTTTACCATCTTCAAACATAGCTATTACAGATGGTGCATATTCTAGTGCTTCAGCAAATACTTCATCACCACCCATTCTGTCAGCTTGTGGAAAAGATATAACCCAACCAATACCTACTGCACCTTTATTAAGTAAATCTATTTGTATTTCAGCTAGTCTTTGTCTTGGTAATGGATAACCACCTTCTCGTTCTACATCTTCTTCAGTAATATTAAGTATGACAAAATTTCCTGATTCTTCTGGTATTTGTATAAAAGTGTCATACACTTTAAGTTTTAATATTTCTGTCGGAATACTTTGAAATACTAGAGGTAATATTAATATTATAAGTATAGGTAATAATAGTTTTTTCATCCGCTACTTTGGTTAATTGTTATAACAGAATCTCCTCCGCCATTTATTTTTACTATATTAGATACTCCATCTTGTATTAAGATTACTGTATATCCGTTTCCTGAACTTATATCTACTTGTGCTGATTCACTAACTTTTCTACGCAAACTTATAATTTGTCCTGTTACTATTGTAGTTATTTGTGTATCTGAATCTTGACCAATTAAAGTACCAGAAATATTTACACCTGTAGCTGCAGCTAATTGGTCTTCTTCTTTTTCTATAGCTAAAGCATCTAAAACATTTAATAAATCTTCAAGAAAATTAACATCTAAATAATTAATATCTAATTCTGTAAACTCTAAACTATTATCTTCTAGCAAATCTTCAGCTAAATAATCTACATCTAAATCATTAAAGTCTAATAAATTAACTGTTTTAGTTGTTGCCGTTTCTTCTTGTGCAATATCCTCTTCTTTAGGTGGCGTAACAATTAACATATTATCAATAATATCTAATGTTAAATCTAATATTACAGGTTTAGTAGGTGAACTCTCAAATACATCTACAGTAGTAGCTTCATATGGTTTATTTAACAAAACGCTTCCTGTAGCTGTAACTACCTCTATTTCGCCACTAGAAAGCCCTAGAGCATCTGGTAGCAATATTATAAGGCTGCGTCCCAATTCATCAACTGTAGCCGTAAAATCAGTTCCACGAATAGCTATATTAGCTGTAGGTGTTTTTAAAGATATGTTCTGCTTATCTATGCGGTTTAAATTGCCAGTAATAAACCTTGCTGTACCAAGTCCAAAGGTAAGAGCCATCTTTGCTTTACTTGGGTCAGGGTCATAAATATATTCATCTATTAAAAGCTGTGAATGTTCAGTTAGCTTTACAGTTGAATCATCTAAAAAAGTAATAGCCATACGACCATTTTTAGTTATAGCTTCATCGTTGCTTTGTATAGCAAACTTTAAATTAGCTTCGTAAGGTTTATCTCTTACAATTTGTGCTGAACCATTTAGTTCAGATATATCTCCAATATCAGCAACTTGTGCTTGTGCCTTGGTCGTTTTGAATGACGCACACAGTACCATTATTGCCAATAGATAAAATTTTGAGCCAGTCATTATCTTGGGTGCTTGCTTGTGTAATGTTAAATGTTCTGCTGTTACCTGCTTGGTCTAAATAAAAATAACCACCAGCATAACCAGAACCTGTAAAGTTTACTGTGTTACTATCACCATCAACATCAACATAAGAAGTACCGCCATCATAATTAATATCAAAGTCAAATGTATTACTATCACCTTGTATAATCCAATCTAAATCTAATGTAGCAGCCAATGCACTTGTGCCATGGTCTAAAGTAAATGTATTAGAACTACCTGTAACATCAACATTATAATTTGAACTATCAATACCATAAGTATTAGTAGGGTCGCCTTGAATAGTAAAAGTATTACTATCACCATCAAATTCAAAAAAGCCTGTTACAGAATCTCCTAATATATCACCAAGAAATTTGTTTGTATCACCTATTTGGTTTATATCTAGCGTCATAGTAATACCATCTAAATCTAAAGCAGTTAAACTACCTGCTGAAGAATTTAAACCACCAATAATATTTCCAGAACCAAGTTGTTCTAAATCTATATTTGCTGTTGCACCTGATTGGTCAACATAAATTTCGTTATCAGCCCCGTATATTGTCAATGCAGTCAACATCACAATCAGGCTCATCAATTTTAATTGCTTCATTTTTTTTCTCCCAAAAACCTTTGTTATAACCTATTTTTACTATTTGCAAAACTGCTTCCTCTATAGCTTTTTGTAAAGCTAAAGTTGTAGGCTCGTTTTCTGCATCTCCTGTTTCTATTTCTACAAGCTCTGTACCTGCTTCAATAAACCTAAAAACATCTTGTGATTGTCCATAACTATAAATTTGTTTATTTACTAGAACATCAATTAATACTTCTCCTGTAGCTATGGAAACCATACGCAAGGCAACTGTTATATTGTCTATACGATACTGTTTGCTACTACCAATTCCTAAATATCTAGCACCGATACCACCACTTTTAATATTTGTGTCATACCCAATTACAGCACCTTCCATAAGAACACCTGCAAATAATAAAGGCATGATAGGTTTAGGTCCATCTGTTGCTTCGTTTTGTTCTCTAGCAGAACGAATTAGTTGTCTTTCTTTTGTAAGATTATCTAATCCAACTCTTTCAGCAACTCTAAAAAATTTACCATTTGCGGTATGTTTAAGAGTTCTAATTAACAAATGACTTGGTGCTTGTGTTATAGCAGAAGAAAACAAAGCAAACTCACTATTACTTTTTCTTTGACCTGTTTGGTCAGTAAAACTATTAGGATATACTGCAACAACTATAGGCACTTTAGGTTGTGCTACATTTAATAATTCTTCTGATTGTATTTGTAATACACTAGGTAAAGTTTTACCCTTTTGTAAGTTAGTATCTACTGGAGCTAAACTACAACTAGAAGCTAAAATCGCCAATAGGCAACTGAATTTCCGTAACATTTCCGTTTTCATCCGTAATAATTAGAGTAATAATGCCATCTTTAATACTATATTGGATGGTGTTACCCTCTAATGTTAAAGTACCTTCTGTGCTTGGCGTTTCTCCAAATAAGTTTTCTACTAATTGTCTTGATAACTGTGCATAAATTCTTGATTCTAAATTACGAATAAATCTAGCTAATGTAGTATTTTCTTTATCTCTTTCTAACTGTTCTTGAATAGCTTTTATTTCTTCCTTTATACTCATCTTACGATTAAATTCTTGGTTCTCTATTGTTAAATAGTGTGAACTTGTACCAATGCCACTAAAGGATGGGTTTTTAAATTTATGAGTTATGGTATCAGCATGGAGATTATTTTTAATAATAGCCAAACACATAATAAAAAATATAATAAATAAAGTATAAAATATTTTTATTTTTGTTGCTTCTTCTTGTAATTCTTTTTTAGTCTTTCCTTTGGTCATCTCTATCAGCCTTTGCTATTTTATTACTATCAATAAGTTGTGGTACACCTAATATGGTTTTAATTAAAGTATCTTGCCTAATAATTTCATTATCTAAACTACGGATTCTATCTATTAATGCTACTAATATTCCATGTTGTGAATCAAGTTTTGTACCTAATCTTTCTTCTATAGCAGCTATTTGTCCTTCTACTTTTTCATCAACAGTATCTAGTTTAGTTTCCATACCATCCACAATACGCATGATAAGCTTATAAATAAACCAACCTAGCCCAATAGCTGCTGCAATAGGAAAACCTACTTCTTGTATTAAAGTAACGGCTGATTCCATTAGTAATCACCCCAAACTTTAACCTTTTTCCCTCCATGATATTCAACAGCATGACCTTCTGTTATTAATATTTGGCATATATCTCTGCCATCTTCTGTATAAGGTATGCCTAATATACGACCATACTTACCTTTGCCTAAAGATTTAACTTTAAAATTACCACAACAAAGTTCTTTAAGTCTTTCTTTAGCAGCAAGTCCTAATTTTTTTTCTGCTAAATCTCTAGTTCTACTTTCAGGAGTATCTATACCTGCAAGCCTAACACGCTGTTTATGTAGCTTTACATCAAAGCCTAAATCAAGACAACAATCAAAAGTATCGCCATCTACAATTCTTTCTAATGTAGCGTTATAAACAAACGCATCAGGTGATTTAGCCATATTCTTTATTTGCCCACTTTTTTCATTGCCAACCTGTGTGCTTCTGTAAAAGTTTTTCCAGCTCTCATAGATTTACGCATTTCTGTCATGTGTTTTCTTGTGTGATGAGTTGAATGTTTTTTAAGGGCATTTTGTTGTCTTTGGGTTAATTTTTTAGCCATCATTTAGATTTCTTAACTCTTTTAGTAGTCCAAGCTTCGTTTACATCAGGTGTTGATTTATCATCAGCTACAAACTTACCTTTTTTAGTTCTGGTTCTTACTTTAACTTCTTCGGTACCAGTAAGATTATTCCAAAATCTTTTTAAAAAACTCATATTACTTATCCTTTGCTTTTAAAACATTCAACGCACACCAATCAATAACTTTATAAATTGGTTTAAACCAATGATTATCTTTTGGTGTTGGTGTAATTGCTGCTACTACAGAAGCTATAGAAATTATAGCTGTAACCCATACTATTATATTTGCCCACATCATTTTATTTTTCCTCCTCTGGAATATTATCAGTTTGTTCTTTCATACTTTCTGCTAAAGCTTGTTTATACATATTTAAACTAGGCATTAACTCATCAACTTCAAACTGATGTTGTGATATTTTTTTTGTCAAACTCTGTATATGAGCTTGAAGATTTTTTTGTTCAGGTGTAAGTTCTACCTCAACAGTTTCTTTAGTTTTGGCTTTTGCCATTATTGCACCTCCTTTGATGGTGATTGTTGCACATCCCAACAGTTTAAGTTGGATGCGATAGTTCGTCTTTCTCCTTCTCCTTTGAAGGGATAGACCATGTGTTGTAACCAAGAAGGGAAAATTAATAACTTTCCTACTTCTGGAGTCATAACAAATGATTGAGCTGGTTTTAATCTTTCACTATCAATAACTGATACTTGTCCGTATTGAAACGCTATACATCCATCTGAATGTCCACTTTCATTATACAAAGAATAGGTTGGTGAATTAGCATTAACATTACCTATTTGTGGTGGTACTTTAGTCCAAGCTGTAGTAGATATACCCATTAATGTTTTAGTGCCGTGGTCATGGATAGGATTATAATCTCCATCGTAACTATGCACTGACCAAGTTTCGTCTATTTGAACTTGTTTATCACCTTTAAGACGATTCCCTGACTTACTAAAATGATTAATATATTCAGCACCAAGGCTGCAGATAAAATTATTATATTCAACCATTCTTTTATCATTGTGGTCTAACAGTAACTGTTCTCCTTTATCTATTTGTCCTACTAAAGTTTTTGCTAATGATTCTTTGTTTTTATCTTCCCTATACTCATCCATATAATCATTAACATCATCAATCATCTGCTGTGGCATTTGTGTTTCTAACACATACACCGCAGGCATACAATGAATCTGAAACTCTCCTTCAGTCATATTTAACTAGGTACGTTAAAATCTTGGTCAGGTGTACTTACTGCTGGTGGGTTAGTTATAACGCTATCTACTTGACTAGCAAAAACTGCATCCCATTGTGATATAGGACAGATAGCTACTAAATTAGCATTAGTCCAACTACTTTTAGCTTTTAAGGTAAAGTTAGCATTTCCATCATCATCTAATTGTGGAACTGTAGTGATAAAAGTATGAGTATAATAAGTACTATCGCCCTCATTATCGTTTTCATATTTCATTTCTATATTCCACTTATCTACTTTATTAGATGAGTTTACATAAGGTGTACAACCAACTATCGCTTTTGATACTGCCATATTATTCTCCTTGGTTTAATTTAGCTTTTAATTCTTCTACTTGTGCAGAAAGTTCTTTAACTGCATTAATAAGAGGATATATAAACATACTTTGTGAAAGTCTTTGTGAGCCATCCTCTTCTTCTGACCAACCTCCAAAGTTTTTATGCCCTACTTTATCTAATGCCTTTTCTACATCTTGTGCAATCATTCCGTATAGATTTGTTTCTGTGTCCATAGTGTTTTCTGTTTCAGAATAATCTTTAAAATGTTTTGGAAATTCAGTATTAGGTTTCCAATTAAATGTTACAGGTCTTAATTCATTAATAAAATTTAAACCTAAATCTGTATTTTCTATATTAGTCTTTTTATTAATATCTGAACTTCTTGACCAAGTAGCATCTGAAGTAAATGTGTTAGAAACAACATTACTTGCTTTACCAAAACTAAAAGTATTACCAGATGCTGCAATGTTATGACCTATAGCAATACAGTTTGCATTAGTTCCACTACTTACATCAGCTATTGAACCTACACAGATATTATAATCTCCTTGGGCAATAGTAGTACCTGCATCTTGACCGATACATACATTTTGACCTCCAGTAGTTACATTATCCCCAGCATCTTTACCAAAAGCAGTATTACCACCACCTGTAGTACAACGAGTTAAAGCATCATACCCCATAGCTGTATTGGTGTTAGCTGTTGTTATTTGATTACCTGCACCTACTCCAACTACTGAATTATACTCACCTGTGGTAATTGCAGTCCCACTATTAAATCCAACTGCTGTATTTTCTTCACCAGATGTAACGGCATTTAAAGCAATTCTTCCAACACCAGTATTATAACTACCAGTATTAGCTTCTAATGCACCTTGACCAACAGCAACATTTTGACCTCCTGTTGTATTAGCAGTCATTGCTCCTTGTCCAACAACTACATTTCTTTCACCTGTGGTATTTGCTCCTAATGCAGATACTCCAACTGCTACATTGTTATCTGCTGTGGTATTAGCATCTAGTGCCTGTGCACCAACAGCAGTATTAGAACCACCTGTGGTATTAGCTGTCATAGCATTTCTACCTATGGCTGTATTGAAGCCTGATGTAGTAGCAGCAGTTAATGCACCTGACCCTATGGCTACATTATAACCACCAGTTGTTAATGCATCACCTGCTAATGAACCGACTGCAACATTTTCTGTGCCTGTAGTGTTTACATTTAAAGCATTAAAACCAACTGCTGTGTTGTTATCTGTTGTATTATCACTTAAAGCACCTTTGCCTATAGCTGTATTAGAATGTCCAGTAATATTAGTAGTCAAAGCATTATAACCAACTGCTGTGTTGTTATCTGCTGTTGTATTTGCATCTAACGAACCTTTACCAACTGCTGTATTTTGAGTACCTGT